GTCATGTCAGCTACAAAACATCTAAGATTTGTTTGAAATGTTGAGCCACTTACTTTGTTTGTAATAATATCATTAATTTCTGTTGAGTCAAATTGAATTAAAAAACGGCTTGTTTGTGGGCCTGAAAAATCAGTAAAAGATTCAATTTTAGTTGAACATTCAATAATTTCATCTAACCCTGTATTTTCATTAGGATAAGTTGAGTATATTGTCGCGTCTTTTGTAGGAAATATTTTATATATGGCCATTTTTTATATTTTATAAAGATACTACTTTTCCTTTTATATCCTCATTAGGTAATTTAACTTCAAAAATCATAGGATCTATTGATGGATAAACAACATTATTTAATGTTGCACCAGGTATATCATAAGCATAAACAGAGTTATCTATTCCTGTTCCTACTTTATTATTAATAGTTATATTTTTGACTGTTTGAACACCATCAATTTTATCTAATAATATATATAAATCTTTTAAAATTATTGGTTGATTTATTTGCCATTTATCAATAGAAAAATAACTCTGTAATGATGATATACAATTTAGTAAAACATTATTACTTATATAATTAGGTAATGTTATAATTTCAAAATCAACTCCTATATTAACTACAAAAGCGTTTTTAATATTAATAGAATCACCTATCATTCTATATTGAGATAAATATTTTTTTAAATTTCGTTTTAATGTGTCACTAGCTACTCTTAAATTTTTATTAATATCATATGATAAAACATACATATCTAAAGATGGTATTTCACCTTGAGTTATTTGAATATTAGTAGCAGGTGAGACATAAACTTTAGCTATACTTCCAAAATCTGAGGGTAAACTTAAAGCTCTAACAGTATAATCATCTAATGTAACGTTTCTTTGTTGGGTGTTAAAATTAGATATAGTGTTTTGTCTTATTTCATCTATTGTATCACCATCTGATCCTCCATCTGATGCATCAGGATTTGTTACAGATAGAGAAGCAAAAGCCTCATTAGCTGATACTGTATCTAATCCTACTGTTTGGAATTTTTTATTTATAGTGTTTATTCTATTTATAGTACCAGCAGGGACATTAGATGTTGTACCTCCTCCTGTTAAATATCTAACAGTTAATGTTGTATTTGAAGGAGCTATTCCATAAGTATTTGTAAATATAAAATTTGTTGGTGAATAAGCAGTGTTCATTTTAGATAAACCTGTTGGTAAACCTAAACCAACATTGTCTGGATTAGGAATAATATTTTCATCTTGGTATGATGTTGTTCCTGCCCCAAATTGAATTTGTAATGACCCAGTATCAATAACTCTAGTTGTAAATCTTCTTTGAACTTGTTTTAATTGGAGTAAATATGGAGTATCACTTGAATCAACTGAGTTGTATGGATCATTAACATTTGTATTTTTAATTGAGTCATAAATAGTATCTTGAGCTAAGTAATCAACTTCATACCATTTGTTACCGTTAGAATCAATTATATCTAATACTTTAACAATGTTAGAATCATTTATTGTTATTGTATAAAATTCAGTAGGCGCTCCTACAGTATATGTTTTTGTGTTTATTATGGCTGATATAGCTTGTCTTGATTTTTTTAATAAAAATCGAGTAGGAGAATTACTAGATACAGTATATATAGATATAGTTGTTAAATCTGATGATCCAGATATAGTAAAATCTACTTTATCTTCTACTAAATAAGATATAGAACCAGTACCAACATTAGCTGTTAAAACAGAACCGGTATCAACCAATAATGCATATCTATAATCAGGTACATTAACACTACCACTTAAAACAGCTGGTACTGTTTGGTAAAAATCAATATTTGTAGTAGCTACTGTTGTCACTTTAGGTTTATAACCAAACATATATGCTAACTCATATAAATTTCTTGGTTCTCTAGCGTTTTGTAAAAATGTTTCTTGAATTTGGTTATCTAAATAAAAAGACAAAACATCTCCAATATATGAAGACATTTCAATAAACATCATACCTGGTGATGTTGGACTAAAGTCATTATATGCTGTTGGAAAATAAGTCTTAGCATAATTTATTAATGACTGTTTAAAATCATTAAAATCTTTATTAATATATCTTATGTCTTTATTACTGGCCATTGATATCAAATTGTAGAGTTATAGTGTCGTTTATAGCTGTGTCTTTTACATTGTAACTTATTTGAGTTATTATAGCTTGTAAAGTTTGATCTTCATAAACTATAATATTTCTTGGGACAACTGAAGGAAAATATGTTGATAAATCATTTCTAACTTTATCTTCAATAACATTTAAATTATCTTCTGTTATTTGTTCAAACACATATGATCTTAAACCTGAACCAAAATTAGGATTCAAAAATCTTTCACCAGGTTCAGTTAAGAAAAAATTTATTAAATTATTTTTTATAGCATCTTTAGTTAAATAATTAGGTGTAAAAACACTTGGAGAACTAAAAGGTAAATTTACCCCCACAGCATATCTTGCTTTAATATCAATAGGGAATATTTTTTGTGCTCCGAATGCCATTATTTAGTCATTAAACCCATTATTTGATTCATACTTAATTCACCTGGAGGTAATGATGATCCCTCAGCTGCTGTGTTAGTTGATGTTGGTCTAAAAGGAATATTATCTGTATTCATAGAAATTGTATCTACTCCTCTAGCCATATCTCCAATCATATTTCTAAACATATTTCGTTTATCAGATTCTGATAAAGTTGGTTTGTTATTTGAAATAGTTTGTGTTTCTATTACTGTTCCGTAACCTCCTGTTCCAACTTGGGTACCTTTAGGACTTTTAACTGCTTCTAAAAGAATTTCACGCATTTCTTCTTGAAATACTTCACGTACAGCTTCTTTTATCATTTTTTTAAAATCAGTTGTTTTCATTATTTATAAATATTTAATTAATCAGCTCTTAAATTATTTAAATCTATTAAGAATTTTATTTCATCTATTAATATTTGAGCATTAGAACTAAAAGATGGAGCTCCTTTTAATACAACAATACCTTGTATGTTTCTTGCTTGAGCAAATCGTCTTTTATATTTATCATTTGTTTGTTCTTCTGATATTTCTAATGTGAATCCTTTGTAATTATTAGGAACACCTGGAGCTATCTCACCAGTACCAGATACAATACCATTACCGTTTAAACCTGCTTCTTGTGTTGCTTTAATAATATCTTGGCTAACTTGTTCTAAAGGAATATTATTATTTTGAGCACACAATTGAATAAAAGCGTCTAATAAAGCTAATATTAATAAAATTTTATCTAAAACTAATAATAAATTTAATAATTTTTTCTCTAAAGGTTCAATTTTAGCTTTAATTTTTAATATTTGTTTTTCAAATTTATCTAAAGCAGATTGTTTAGCATCTTGAGCCGCGCTAATAATACCTGAAGTTAAAAACGCAGCTGGAGCAGGTGCGGCGGCTAAAACAGCCAATAAAGCTGCTTTGGCTTGTTGAAATGTTGTTATAGCTTTATTAAAAACAGATATAGATTTTTGAACATTCAATAATATTTTATTATTACCATTTAATTGTCTAGTTAAACTATTTCTTATTTTAATAATATCTGATAATACATCATCCGGTGGGCATTTTGGTTTTATATATATTAAATTTCTAGATATTAATATTAATAATTTTTCAGCTACAGCTTTTTGTGTATTTTTATTTTTTAATTGATCTGAGTTTTGTTTTATTCCTTTAACAGCGTTTACACCTAATTCTTCTTGAGCTGAAAAACTTTGTTTTTTTAATGAGTCAACTGTTTTCTCACCTAAAGTAGATGGTGTTCCTGTATTTGTGTAAGGATTATATCCTTCATTAGTTGGTTGACCCGATAATTTAGCTTCTAATTCTTTAATTTTTTTCTTCTCTTCTTCAATTTTTTGATTACTATCTGCTAATATAGAAGCTGGTAAAAAAGGATTAGTTAGATTAGATTGATAAGCAAAAATTCTATCATTAGCTTCTTTAATTTGTCTTTGAATTTCTTGTGGTGATGCTGCTTTCTCAGCTTCAGCAGCTAATAAATTATCAAATTGTTTAAGAGTATCTATAATTTCTTCAGGATTATTTATACCTAAACGTTTTAGTTGATCAAAGATTAATGATATAAGTCTTTGTTTTAAAAATTCAGCTGTTTTATCAATAAGTTCAGATAAAAAATCTTTAAGTTTTGGATTTTTTAATATTTTTTCACGTTGTTCTTTAGTAAATTGTTTATTTTTTACAACAGCTAATTGATTTTCCTCTGTAGTAGATGGAGTTAAGTAAATATCACCTAAATTTAATATCCAATTTCCTTGAGCGTCAAATGGAATTATATAATTTTCACCATTAGGTCCAACATATTTATATATTATTTCAGTATATCTACTTTTATCTTTATTTTTTCTTGTTCTCTTAGAATCATCATATATAAATTCTTGAATCTCCTCAAATGTTATTTTTGTATGATTTCTAACCTCATCTTGATTTTCTTTAGGTAATGTTGTAAAACTACCTAAAGTTTGAATTGAAGCTAAATCAGGAGCTACATTTAAAAAAGTTACAGACTGGGTATTATTTAATTGTAAGTTAGTATTAGCATCAGGTAAAACACCACCAGCATAAAAAATTAAATTTTGAGTAACATCTATTGAAAATTTTCCATCATTGTTAGTCACAACTGTTGATGATGTAATTGAACCTTCAACTGTATTATCTTGATAAATTAATGTGTTATTATTAGGATCAGGGTTAAAAAAGATCTTAACATTAGATATTGGTTCTTGAGTTTGTTTGTTTCTAACAACACCAGTTATTGTTCTGAAGTACTCTCTACCTGATGCTCTTTCAACAGTTATAGGAGTATAAGTATTACTAGGTTGATTTGGAGATGGTTGAGGTGGTTGTCCTAATAAAAAAGATAAAATATTTGGACCTGTTTTACCATCAACAGTAACAGTTTTATCTAAAGTATTTCTAATATAATTTTGAAAATCTTTAACAGCTGCCTCAGTTAAATTACCATATGAACCTTTTGATTTAGGAGAACTAGTTAATCCTGCTCTTAAAGCTTTAACAGCTGAACTTTCAGGTATATTAAATTTTTTAGGATAGGCTAACAATGCATCTTGCAATTGAGACACTTTTATACCTTTACTTCCTTTTAGAAGTAAATCTTTAGTATTTAAAGGTTCATTTGTAGCCATTATAATGTTTTAACTGTTTTAGATTTGAATTTACTAGTGTTTTGAAGAATAAGATTTAAAATATCTAATGTATTTTTAGATGCTATTTGTACTTCACTATTATCTTTTTCAATAACAGAATCACTAGGAACAACAGCTTTTAACCCAGTTAATGGTGTTACCAATGTGATTAAACTTTCAAGTAATTGTTCTAACCATTTAACTGTTGTATCACCTAATAGTACAGACTCATTAGCATTCTTCCCACCTAAATAAACTTTACTAGATGATAAATTTATAGGACCTGAGGATTTTAATATTATAGATCCATTAGAATTAATACCTACAGATTTTTGACCACTCAATAATAAATGATCATCCATAGCGTTAAACAATAATCTACCTGAATTTATAGCTATTTGTCTTTGACTATATAAATTTGGAACTATAGGTGGATTGTCTATATAACCTCCGTAATCATTATTAATAGCAGTTAAAGGTAAACTTTGTTTACTAGTTAAATATATTGATGATTGGTCTCGTTCAATATCTTCAATAATAGGATTACTACCCATTAATTCTTCATCAAACTGACCATTTCTTATTATTAATATAGGATCACCTAAATCACCAGTGAAAGACCATGAATTACGAACAAATGAATTAGGTACAGTACTACCAAATCTGATACTATTTCCCCATTTACCTTCTATAATAGTATCACCTTCAAAAGGTAAAAGTGGTCTTATATTTGATTTTTCTATAAAAGTTTTACCTAAAGTTATATCTTCAGTGGTAATATCATATGATTCATTTCTTGGAGATCCAACAGCTGTTAACTCTGCTGATTTAGATCCTAAAGGATTTTGATTTTTAGTTTCTACTGATGGTTTAGGTAAAGGATTAACATGGTTATGATTCCAAACATTTAATGATGGAAAATAATATAATTGAGTACTAGTACTTTTAGCTTGAGCTACTTT